GGGACACTGACAATCGACGATGCTATCAACCGCCTGGAACGTATGGGCGGCGACATAGTGGACGCTGAATTCACGGAGATACCCAAAACATACGACCTCTAACCGGCAAAGGAGAACTTGCCATGAAAGATCCAGACTTAGGGAAGCGCTTGGCCTATTGGGCTCACCAACTGCGCTGCAATAAATCCTATCCGTGGGTAGGTACCGGACTTATCGCGGACCTGGAAGCTGCAGCACAAGCGCACGGCGCGCAACTGTTGACGGCACCGGCCGCAAAGCCCGAACCTGCAAAAGTTGTGGAGTACGATCTATGACCGTCATCATCGATATAGGGCCAAATCTTCAAAGTCTTTTAGTCGGCGCATTTGTTGCGACGTTAATATTTTTAATTATTTTTGGGGATAAATCATGATTGAGGAAAAAAGCAAAATCAAAAAGGGACCGGCAAAGCGTAATCCCGCAAGCTACCAAGTGACACGGGATATCGTCATTCCGGCCGGAACAATCCTGCGCTGGCAGAGTGGAAGCAAATTTGGCTGTGGTGTTGAAGGTGCCGATTTTTCCGTTGACGATGAAAAGCCCGAATTGAACAGGGCACTATTCAGGAAGGTAACAGTAGCATGACCGCGCGCGCACGTAAGGAAGCTGCAAAGAAGATTGGGGTTGCACTGCAGGCAAAGTTTCGGACTATGAACGAAGCGACGACAAATGCAGAAGTCGAAATTGCTGCAATCGATCTTGGAAATTACTTCAATGAAAATATCGAATTCATCTGTTGGGCTTTGAAGGAATATGGCGGCGTCAAACAAATGCCGTTCCTTGCACCGGACCGGCCGAAGCCTATGAAGGATTTGCAACCGCCTGCAAATGACCTGCCGGATATGCCCGACATACTCAAAATGACGGTACCGGCGCCGGTCGCGGAATGCACCTGTCCGGTTTTGGAAGCGGGAATTATCGGCCGCGACAAGCACATGACCTCTTGCCCGAGATATGAACCATGAACCTAGCGCAAATTGCCAACGAAGCGGGAATTTCAATTGACGAAGTGCGGGAGCGGTGGCTTTCGCTCCGTGTCGCATATTGGAAATCCGACTTCCGGCGATTTGCGCGCGAAGCAATCAACATTCGTACAAAATCGGGCGACCTCGAAAAGCTGGAATTGAACTCTGCGCAGCTTATTTTGCACGAAGCTGCAGAGAAGCAGCTTGCTGAGGAAAAATGGGTACGCCTCGCCGGTTTGAAGGGACGACGGCAGGGTTTCTCGACCTATGTTGCCGCGCGGGGATATTGGCGCGCGACATTGTGGGATCGTCAAAAGATCTACATTCTTTCGCACGAAATGGCGTCGTCGAACGTGCTTTTCAGCATGACCGATTTGATGCAGGAAAAGCACCCGTTTCCTCCCCAGGTCGGTACAGATAACGCAAAAGAACTCGAATTCATCAAACGCGGATCCTCTTACCAGGTCGCAACGGCTGGACAGAAGGCAGGCGGTCGCGGCGGCGCCGTCACCTTCTTCCACGGATCCGAAGCGGCATGGTGGACCAATGCGGCCGACCACTTCGCAGCATCGGTGCAAGGTGTGGACGAAGTGCGCGGCGTGTGGGGTGTTATATGGCGCGAACCACCTAACCCGCTACCGTTCGAAAAAGGCGTCGGGCAAATCGAAGGCTGGTTAAAGGCACCTTCCGAAATTTGGCTGGAAACGACGTCGGCAGGGCCGGTCGGGGAATTCCACAAGCGCTACAAGGATGCCATGAAAGGTATCGGTCGGTATCGCGCCGTCTTCGTGCCCTGGACTGTCCAGCCGGAATATGTGGAGTACGGCGATTACATTCCGATGCAGGAGCCCGAGGAAGAAGGTGAGCTCTCCGAACTCGAATATCAGGAGGCTTACGGCCTATCGGACGAGCAAATGCTTTGGCGCCGTGCGAAGATCCACGAACTCGGATCTATGGGTAAATTCCGGCAGGAATACCCGATTGACGTCACCGAAGCTTTCGCAAGTGCCGACATGGACGGCGTATTCATCAAACCGGCGCTGGTCCTGCGTGCGCGTAAGAGGGTCATGGACGATCCCGACGCGCCGCTGATTATCGGCGTGGATCCGGCCGGTGCAGGCGGCGATAGATTTGCGGTTGCGTTCCGGCGCGGCGATAAGATCCTGCAAGTGATGTTCCGCATGAAGCTGGAACATGATGATGCAGTCGCGTGGCTTTCCTCCATCATCGACGAATACAATCCCAACCGCATGTGCATCGACCGTGGATCTATGGGGCAAAACATTATTTCCAGCTTGCGCAACATCAACCGCAAGTACGCCGATATCGTCAAGGGGATCGATTTTGGCGGGACGTCGCGCATGAAGCAGGCGACGCCGAAGCGTGCCGGTCCGTGGAATCGCCGCGCGGAAATGTATGGTGATTTTAAGGAATGGATTATCGAAGGCGGCGCAATTCCCGATGACGATGACCTGGCAACAGATTTGAGTGGACCAAAGCAAAAGTTTCGCGCAAATAATGATTGGTTGCTGGAAAGCAAAACGGAAATGAAAGCGCGCGGCTTGCCGTCAACCGACCTTTCCGACGCTTGTGCGCTAACTTTCGCAACTAAAGAATATTTTGAAAATTGGTCGAAACCGAAGAAAATTCAAGGTTTCGGTGCAGGCTCACTCCCTAACGAAATGATAGGGCATAACGGCGGACCGGCATTCAATGATGACAATGACCGATTTTTTGAATATGGCGGCGATACCGGCTGGATGGGAGCGATAGCAGCATGCTTACTAGGGAGCAGTTTATTCTTAACGCTATCGCAAGCGACACTGATGATTGCATAATCTGGCCGTTCGCAATTCGGCAAAGCAATGGGTATGCTGCACATTCGAATAAGCAATTTGGGATTACCAAAAACTATGAGGCGCATAATTATGTTTGTAAATTAGTGCACGGGGAGCCCGAACTAGGGGAAGAAGCTGCACATAAATGTGGGCAAAAATTATGTATCAATCCAAAACATTTGAAGTGGGCTTCACCGCTCGATAATATGAAAGACGCCAAGAGCCATAAAACATTGCGCGGTGGCGGAAGATACAGACAACGTTTCTTTGAACCAGAATTGGCGGAAATACGGGCTTCCAAAGAAAGTCATATTGCATTAGCGTCAAAGTACAATACTGACCCTGCTTATATAGGCAGGTTGCGGCGGATGGGTTAAGTAGGGGTTTTCGAAATGGCAGGATTACGGGACAGCTTTGCTCGGGAAGAATTCGAGGATGATTTGGCGCGCAAGCGTCCGCGAACACCTACAGGTTATGACTACCCCGAAGATTTCCTGCAGGAAATGCGGGAGAAGTACGAATGGGGCTATGGATTTAACGAGCACAACGTACTTGCAGGCAAGGAAGATGCGAAATTCACGGTCGGCAATCAATGGGATCCTGTTGTCGAGCAGCGCCGGAAGGACCAGCGCAAACCCGTACTGACATTCAACCGACTGATTGCGTTTGTGGCGCAGATCGTCGGCAACCGTCTCATGAACGAGACGGAAATTCGAGTATTTCCCGATAAGGCAGGTACAAAGCCAATTGCGGAAATTCGCGAAGGGCTCATTCGCTCAATTTTCAAAAACTCCAATGCTGATTTTGCGCGCGACGAAGCTGCGAAATATCAGGTCATCGGCGGCGAAGGCTATTTCACGTTGCGCCTGGATTACACCAGCGACGACGTTTTTGAGCAGGAAATTCGCCTATCGGCTGTTACGGATCCTTATTCCTGCGTCATGGATCCACTAGGGATTGAACCTAGCGGCGAGGATTGCGAGTGGGGTTTCGTCGGCGACGACATTCCGCTGCAGCAATACAAGAAACGTTGGCCTTGGGCTTCCGAAGATTCGTTCATCAATGAAAAGGCATGGAACCGGAACGGCTATTGGCTGGCAGAGGATACCGTGCGGATTGTGTCCTATTGGCGCATGGTCACGGAAGGGACGAAGATCCTCGCACTGTATGTCGACGGCACCGTGCACGACGTCACCGACAAAGAGGAATTCGAGTATATCAATTTCGTCGAGACGCGCTCGGACGGGAGCCCATATATCCGCGAGGTTCCCAAGCGCTTTGCTCGCCTCTACATTTGCTCGGGTAACGATATTTTGGAAGGCCCATACGACTACCCGATTTCATCGATCCCGATTTACCGGGTACCTGGTTGGGAAGTGAACGACGGCGAGCGTATCCACCGTTGGGGACTTATCCGCTTCCTCAAAGATCCTCAACGCCTGCACAACTATTGGCGCTCGACCGTCGCAGAGCAACTTGTCGCTGCACCGCGCAATAAGTGGCTGACGACACCCGACGCCGTGAAGGGGCACGAAGCGAAATGGCGCCGTGCGCCGACCGCTGACGATCCTTTCCTATATTTCAACGACGGCGAGCCCGTCCCGACGCACGTTCCACCTCCCGGGATCGACGCTGCACTTGTCAACGAAGCTGGCATGGCGTCGCAGGATATTAAGGATATTTCCAATATCCACGAAGCCGGATTGGGGATGCCAAGTAACGAAGTTTCCAAGGTTGCCATTCAGCAGCGGCAGCAGGTTTCGGACGTCGGCACCTACATTTATGTCGACCGGCGCCGTCTTGCCGACCAGCGCTGCGCCAAGAACATCAACGAATTGATACCGTACATTTACGATACGCAGCGCACGTTGACGATCACCGGCCGCGATAACAAAACTACGCTGATGACCATTAACGATCCCTCGGATCCGAACTCCGACGTGACGCTTGGGAAGTACGGAATTACCGTATCGACCGGTCCAGCCAGCGAGACGAAACGCACACTTGCGGCCGAACAAATGATGGCCTTTGTGAACGCAATGCCCCAGGCTGCAGCAGGGGTC